TGTGAACAGTTTAACTGTTTTAGGGTCATTGCTTGTGGGTGTTTGTGTGAATTACTCCAACTTCTAGCGTATTTTGAAATCATTATTCCTCCTTAGATTTCATATTTATTTAGTAATTATTTATTACTAAGACAACCGAACAGCAGGAGGGCTGTTCGGTATCTTTGTTGATTTTGTCTTTCGGAATTCTAATTGTTTTTACAGTTAATAATTCTTTGCATTTAATTCAGACTTTGCAATCTGACCCTCAACATTCATCAACAGTTGATAAGGTGCATTCCTGACTTTTACAGTTCATCAATAAACTTTGTCTGTTTATGCCTTTCGGCGAGTAACTTTTTTAACTAACAATCCTAGCCTCAATCAATTTCAGTAAATAATCCCTTGGAACTATTTATTTAATCTTGAAATCGGAAAAATAACTTTCTCACACAACCTCAACCGTAGTATAAAATTATTAAGTATTTAACCTTCAAATTGAATTTTTCTGACTTAGTGTTTTTCTCATTCCTCACTGTCTGTAGCGTTGCAAGTTGATTTGAAAACTTTTATCGGACTATCTCATCAAGGGAGTGCCACCCCTTAAATAACCGAAATAATGTGTATTCATCCACTGCCCCAAGGGGCAAAACTTATGGAGTTATATTCTGTGACCAGTTCCACATTATCCCAATTTGAACCTACCTGTTAATGACTGTTTAGCCATTCATTTTTAAAAGTTCAGTTCCTCAACCATTCGGATTGGAGTTTCATTCTCCAAGATTTTTCTGGTGCCCCCTGTCGTAGCTTTCAAATTCTACTCTTGTAATCAAAATTGGGATGTTCAGTCCCAACCCATTTCTAGAGGGTCTACCAACCTACCAACAACAACCACAACCTATTATAAACACACTTTAATATGATATGTCAAGTATTAAAATAAATAGGTATTTACTAAGACACAATAGAACCAGAGTGACCCATTAATTTATAACTGTTAAAATGAATAATTAGTTATGACTAGAAAGCTACAAATAGATACTAAGAAAATAGACTTAATCAAGAGGGATATAGAACGGCTAGGATTACCCCCTACAGTTGCTATAATTCGCCACTGTGGGGTTTCTGAGTCTGTGGCTAGTGGTTGGCTCCGTTTTGGTGAAAAGTGCCGTCAGATACTAGATACAGAAACAGATACAGATACTAGTAATTTACTAGATACTGTTACAGATACTAAGAACCTAAACCCTAGTGACAGTTACAAGCAATTAACTTTAAAGTTACATGATACTGTTACTGAGGCTGTTACTGAGTTTGAGGCTTTACAGTTAACGGAGTTAACGACTGCACAGAATGAGCAGGTTAAAAGCAGGAATAGTCAATGGCTGTTGTCTAAGAAATATCCTGACCGATACGGAGAACAGAAAAACCAAGCAACAATAGACGACCAAGCAAAGAGCCTAATTCAAGCATTAATAAATATAAACCTGCCTAATCCTGAAGATAAAACGCCAATTGAGGACACGGCGTAATGCCGTATAAAACGCCGTAAGACATTCTAAACTCATAAAGGACAAACTGTCCAAAATTCAGAACTATTCCGAATTGTCTTAGGACATTCTAATTGACATTCTAAAGTCCCAGTTCGTACTTCGTGGAATGCGTGGCTTAGGGTATCCAGATACCCAACGTGACGTAAAGTCACGCCTGAGAGCCTCTCAGAGCCTCTCAGAGCCACATTCAGCCCCGTCTTAATTCGCCAAATTTTCCAAGTTTGTGGGGGGTGGTGTGGGGGTGGTGGCTGTGGTGTCTGGCAACTGCAACATGTGTCTGGTGAGTTATAATGGTTAGTTGGTGACGGGGGGGTGGTTCTTGTGGTCGTTGGTTGGCTGTAGTCTGTGGTACTACCCCATATAAAATTTTATGCTAAAATGTGTCTCATGCAGCAAAAACAACGTGATGCCCTATTTAGTGCCATAAAATACAAGCCTACTGAAGCACAGCTTAAAATTCTCAATGACGATGCTAGATTCAAGTTAGTAGCAGGTGGCGTAAGAGCAGGTAAATCTAATCTGGGAGCAATGTATATGTTCGAGAAAATAATGAGTCACATTGTTGAGGACCCAGATAAAGCAGCAGGTTCCGTGTATTGGCTAGTTGCTGCAGATTACGAGAGAACTAGGGGTGAATTTGATTATCTTGGGGATGCTTTTACTAGGCTAGGGATAATTAAACGTGCCACACGTCAGGTTGACCCCGGATATATAGAGATATCAGTAGGGTCCAAGAACTTGAAACCATTGATTATTAAAACTAAGTCTGCAACCGACTATAGAAAACTTGCGATGGAGGCTCCTATGGGTATTGTTGCCTGTGAGGCTTCGCAGTTAGACCAAGAAAGTTATTGGAGATTAATGGAACGTGTCGCTGAAAAGAGAGGTTGGGTATTTTTGGAGGGAACATTTGAGGGTTCGCTTGGTTGGTACCCCCAACAGTTTACTTCTTGGCAGTCCCCTAGCATTCAAAAATTAGAGAGTGCTAAAAGTTTTTCTTTACCTACTTGGACTAATACGCATATATTTCCTTTGGGAGAAATTGACCCCGAAATAGAGAAAATGAAGGTTGAACATTCGGAGGAATGGTTTAATGAACGTGTCGCAGGAGTTCCTAGTCCACCTAGTGGTTTAGTTCATCCAGTATTTAATGTAAATATTCATGTGAGGGAAGTTAAGTTTAACCCTGATGAGATTGTTTACCTTGCAGTAGACCCCGGATATTCAAGGCTTACTGAATCTGCCTATGCAGTTGAGGTATGTCATATTATTGACGGTCAGGTGCAGGTGTTTGACGAAATTTATGAAAGAGAATTGGTTGCATCGGACATTGTAAGCATTGCTAAAAATAGATATTGGTGGAAAGACACTCAAAAGTTAGGTGTTATTGATATTGCAGGAACTGCTCATGCAGGAGCAATGCCATCTAATACGGAAATTTGGTTTAAGGAGTCAGGGTTGTCTATGTTAAGTCAGCCCGTAAAAATTATTGACGGGATAGAAAGAATGAACTCCATGCTTAAAGCTGACCCACTTACCAAAGAGCCAAATCTTGTAATGGACCCCAAGTGTAAAGGGTTGATTTCTGAGTTCGGAGGAGCCCCAAATCCGTTTGACGGACAGGTCAGAGTTTATAGTTGGCAAATGAACCGTGAAGGTGGGGTAGTTGGAAATGTTCCAAGAGATAAGTATAATCATAGTATAAAGGCATTGACTTACTTGATGGTTAATCAATTTGGTTATGCAGGAAATGACAATTATCAAAGAGAATTGATACCCGTATCAAGATTCAGATAGAGGAGACAATATGGCTGGACCAATAAGAAAAACTACAACTACAACCAAAACTACAAAGAGAACTAAAAAAACTTCAGGAGCAAGAAATACTTTTGATGCTATTGTAAGAGGTGCCGAAAAAGCAATAAGAAATAAAGAATTGAGACATCCAACTATTACATTTGGCTCTAATCTAGCAAAGAAAGCAGGACAGGGAGCAGTAAAAGCTGCTAGAAAAGCTACTAAAAGAAGAAAAGCACCAACATATAAAGGATATATTTCTAAAAGGTAATTTTTATGGCTAGAAAAACTCAAGCCGAAATTGTAGACGGCATAATGGCTAAGATAGAATCTAGGTTTAATGAAGACCAGCCACTTCACGACAGGATGGATTTAGATTATTCAGACTGGCGATTAACACCATTTACTCCAGACGAAGAAGAAGGTGTCGACCCAGAGGATGCTTACACTACCAACTCAATGAGAACTTTGGCTGATAAAGTCGAAAGTTTTATCTCAGGCTCAGAAACAGTAATCCGTGTCAACAATGATGCAGCCGATGAAGAGAAGAGAGCAGCAAACGATAACCTAGAAAGACTTGTTATCGGAATGATGAGGCAAATTAATAAGAGGCTTCAAAGAAAAGGTGACCCTTTACTTATTCCTCAACTTGCATGGTACTCGGTTGTAAGAGGAGGAAGAATTGCAGCGAGGTCACTGCTTAGAAAAAAACCTAACGGTGATACTTTTGCAGAAATTTTACCTATGGACCCAAGGCATTTGGTTGTTCAGTACGGTGAAGAAGAGCCAATTTGGGCTGCTTATAGAATGAGCAAGACCAGAGCACAGATTAGAAGTGAATATAAGAACTTTGACTTTGATGATTCATTATTAGATGACGAAGACAACCTAGAGTATGTATATGATTATTATGAAAAAACTGTTTCTGGTGGGGAAATAAAATATATGAACTCCGTTATTATTGACGGAAAGTATGCCAAGAAACCTGCAGATACGTTTGCTAATATGTTTCCTATTTGCACAGTTGCAATAGGTAGTGTTCCTGTATTGGCATCAAGCGAAACAGGACTTAGAAATATAGATACAATTAGTGATGTAGAAGACCCGATAAAAGACTTTAGTGAATCTATATTTGCCCCTAACAGAACAATAATTAAGATGAAGAATAGAGTGTTTTCTTACAGAATGGCACTTGCAGCAAGGGCAGTTGACCAAGCGTATAAAGTTTCTTCACTCGATGGGACTAAAGGTTTAGAAGATAACCCGTCAAAGAAGGGGTCACAAATAAATGTGTCAACTCAAAACCAAGAAGACGTACAACCTTTACCATTAACAGAATCACCAAGAGATGCTGATGTATTACTTGGGGCAATAAATGATGATGAAACTGATGGTGGATTACCACCACAGGCATTTGGTATTTTGCAGGCTCCTATATCAGGGTACGCAATGAGACAGCTTGGAACCAACATAGAACAAAAAGTAATTCCAAGATTAACTGCAGTTCAAAATTTATTAGAAATGTCGTTTGAACATTTATTATTGATGTATAAAACTAAAGCATATAAACCATTAAACGTTTCTGGGAAAACTTATGCACGAATGCCTTTTGATGGACCAATTACCCCAGATGACATTATGAAGTCTGGAGAATTAAGTTTCACAATGCAACCTGCATTACCAGAAGATGATATGCAAAGATATTCAATTGCTCAGATGGCAACTCAACCGACACCAACTGGTGAGTCATTAGTGTCTATGGATTTTGCTAGAGACAGAATACTTAAGATGCAAGATGCTGATTTAGAAAGACAAAGAATCTTTGAACAGATAGCAAGAACATCTACTCCAATTATGCAGTTAGTTCAAATGTATACTGCTGCATTAAAATCTGGAGATGAACAGATGGCTCAACATTACTTACAAGAAATAAAAATTGCTGAAGAACAAAAACAGATGCAGGAACTTGCACAACGTATGGCGTTTATGCAACAATATGGACAGATGCAGCAACCAATGGCACCCCAACAGGGAGCCCCTACATCAAATGGAGTAAGACCAGAAGTAATGCCAAACGCAGCCATGGGGGGCATACCGAATACTCCATCTCCCAACCAAGGCATGAACACGGCAGCACCCAGACCCGGAGCCCAAAGTGATAGAACTCAATTACTTAGAAGTATAGGATTAGAAGAAGAATGAGATATTATCAAATAACAGTTAAGTTGCCAAACGGAAACACTCAAACATTTTGGGTTCAAGCAACTAGCGAAGAAGAGGCACGACAAAGAGGTAGGCAGTTCGGAACTAATGATGTTCAAGACTCTGGTGCAGCAATTGTAACAGTAGGTACCGTACAAGATAATTTACCAGATGATTCAACTGTTTTTAATACACAAGGTCAAAACATTGGAAAAGCCAGAATTGATGATAACCTTATGAATGATGACTCTCTCGGATTACGAAAGAATTTCATAGAGGAATTTTTACCAGATTTTACACAAGCGTTTACCCAAGGTAGGCAAGCAGTTGGAAGAGCACTTCCAAATATAGACATCGGCACAGGGTTTGGTCGTTCAGCAGCAAATTTATTGGCTAACCCTTTAGTTACAACAAGAAACATACAAACAGCAATGGATTTAGCACCTGCTCCACTTGAACTTACAGGTAATCCTTTTCAACAAGCAGCACAAACATTTCAAAATTTAATTAGTGCTGCACCAGCAGACCGAGCCCAAAATGAATTTTTATCCGAACTGCAAAGCCCTCAATTAGGTCAAGGTACTGGTGTAACCCAGAACCCATTTGCAAGAGAAGCAGCAGATTTAGCAAGGGCAGCAGCAAGAAATAGATTTGGAGCAATATTTGCTAACAGATTTTTACCAAGAACTGAGAATATTTTACAACAGTTTGAAGAAAGCCCCGGTTTTGGTCAAAATCAATCTTTCTTGCCTTTCTTGCAACAAAGATTTGGATTGCAGTAAAGGAGGCTTAATATGGTAATGGGTCCGAACTTTGCAGGTAATATATTTGCATCAACTTTAGAAGATACTGATTTAGGTAGACAAGCATTACTCCAATCTTTTTTACCCCAAGCCCAAGGCTTTGGTCAGCAACAATTTTTCAGAAATCTTTATCAACCTGTGTTTACAGACTATTTAGGAACATACGCAAAATCTGGAAGAGCAGGACAAAAACCACCGACATTTCAAGAATATGTAGGTGGCTTAGACTTCCAAAATATGTTTAGAGACCAACCTACTAGATTAACTGGGATGGGAGACAGAGGTATTACATCACAAGGTAGATTCTTCTATGGGATATAATTATGGTAAATCCGATTTCAGGAAAATTCCAATCATTTCAAGAACAATCCCAAGAAGACTTAGGTAGTTGGTTAAGTCAAGGCAACAGAAAAGAACAACTAGATGATGTTGCAAAAAATATTACAGGTCTTCCAAATGTAAAAGTAAAAGAACCCGGATTATTCGCACAGTTTTTAAATTTTGCTGGAGATGCTTATGGTTCTTTTACAGGAGGAATTACCCGACAAAATCAACCTTTAGATGATGGTTCAAAAGAATTTATTGGTCCGGGTGGTTACATTGACCCACAAGTTACAGGCGAAAGATTTGCTGATATTGGAGAAGGACTCCTTACTTTTTTATCAAGAGGAAGAGCAGGTACTGATGCAAGTGGTTTATTTCAAGGTCCAATAGATGTTCAGGATGCTAGAGATTTTGGTGCTAAGTTTGGTCCTGAAATACCAGAGGCAATTCCTTTTGTTGGTGGACAAACACCAGCAGAAGTTGTTTTTGGAACTGGAACAAGTCTTCTTAATTTACCAGACGTAGTATTAACTGGTGGAACTGCAGGAATTGGTCCTGCTGTGGTTAAAGGTCTTGGCAAAGGTATTGTAAGCAAAGTTGCAAGAGGATTTTTAGAACCTTTTGTAAGTGGACCATTTTCAAAAAGATTAGCAGCAGAGACTGCAATTCAAGCACCAACAATGGCAGCACTATCAGGAACACAACAAAGACAACTAGAAGATATTGCTTATCCATGGGAAAACACAGTATCTGCTTTAGGTGCTGGTATTGTTGGTACTGCAGGAGGTCTTGGATTGTCTGGCTATAGACGAAATCTAAGCCCAAGAGTTTTTCCGACACCCCCAGTTGAAGTTCCGAATATTTTAACAAAGCAAGACGTTGACCAACCATTTATACAAGAAAGTATATTTCCTAGATATGGAGCAGCACCAACAACTGAAAGAAGCAGGATAAGCATTTCACCATCTGTCACAGGAGAAATAGACCAACCTGCAACAAGGTTTTTCCCAGAAGATGTTATTAAAGAACAAAACAGAATAAAAGAATTAGGAGTTACTCAACAAGATAGAGCATTTTCTGACTTAGCAGCATTGAACGCAAGAGGTGCTGAATATATAGCAAATCAAAATAAAAATCTTATAAATTTTGATGAAGGTTTTTCAGAAATTAAACTGGCACCAAGTGTAGGTAGGTATTGGGGAGACTTAGAGCCAAGTTTAGATTTTGAAATAATTAATCCAAAAAACTCAGACTTATCAGTTGCAAGAATAGTAGATATTGCAGATAAAGATTTTAACCAAGAAGGAATAATCCTTACAGATAGAATAACTCAAGCTGATTTAGCACCTGTAAGGGCTCCCGGAGGAACACAAAGAAATCCATTAGAAACAATACCAATTGGTGAAGTTATTGAGCCGGGTGTTACTCGTGATTTTTCGACTGTATATCAATTCCGAAATAGAATTACAGACGATGACTTAGAAGCAATCGGTAAAATATTTGATGAAATATCTCCTCAAGGAGGTTTTAGTGTTGGTGCAGACTTTAAAAGTATTGAGGTATTTACTGTAAAGGCGTATAATCCTAACTATGCAGAAGAAGCCCTCAAAATCACCGACATTGAACAACTCATCAACGATTACCTTCGGGGAACTCGTGGAAATAATGCAACAGAGGCGAGACCAACTGCGATTAGAACGAGGCTTATCTCCAAAGAAAGTAGTCCCTTTAATCAGTCCTACTCCGAGTACAAAAGTCAAAATGCTGACAGGATTGACCAACTTCTTCAAAAGCAAGGCATCAAAGGGGCAGTAGCACCTGATGGCTCAATTGACTTTGAGCAACTTAGACAAGGAAGAGCCCTTACACCTGAACAAATTGACGAACCAGTTAGAATAGGTCCATTTGGTGAACGTCAAACTAATTTAGTTATGGGTGGTTCTGGTACTGACTTACCCGAAGATATATTTGAAAACCTCCCTAAGAATTTAATTGATGATGCTGAATTTAAATACAGAATTGAGTTCGCTACAGATGCTGAAAAAGAATTTCTAAGACCATTCTTAGAAAGAGCAAATGCCCGTGCAAAAAGAGGTGAGGCAAGGGTTGTTACTGAGAATGAAAAGAATTTTATAAAAAATAGATTCTTAGCCAGAACAAATAAAAGAATTGCAGAAGCCATGAAACCATGGGAACCCGGACAAACAGAAGCAAAGGTTGTCCCATTTAATAAAGAAGAAGTATCCGAATTTTTTTCTAATGCAAGAATGTTTATTCCAAATCCATTTGAAAGAATTAAATTTTTTAACGGATTAAGTAAAATTTTAAATAGATACGAAAAAACAATAACCCCAATAAAAGGTCTGGGCAAAAAAACAATAGACAAATTAACCCCCGATGAAACTAACGCTATAGTTAGGTATTTTGGACCTGATAGTGCAATAGCAGATTACGCAAAAAGAGGTGGTCTTTTAGGTGCTAAAGCAAGTGCCAAAATACTGGAAGGAGTATGGGGTTTAATGAGAGGCTTAAAAGCAACAATTGACTTATCTGCAGTTGGCAGGCAACAAATAGTTTTCTTATTCGCCAGACCAATCACCACTTTGAAATCTCTGCCTGAAACATGGAAAGCATTTAGAAGTTTTGAAAACTTACAAGTAAGAACTAATGAACTAATGTCAGACCCACTTGTGCAACAACTTACAGGTAATTTAAGAGGAGAAGTAAGGTGGAAACCAATTGAAGCCCCTAATGGATTTGATGTTAGGCAAGGTGGTTTAAAAGAATTTCCTGTGCCGGGAAGCAATAAAATTGAATATATTGATGAACGAACTGGTCAAAGATATTCGAGAAATGAAGTTACTAGAGAAAAAGTAATGCTAGATGCTGAAGGCAAGGTTTATTTAGACAGCGAAGTACCAGATTATGTTTTAAGGTATAACACAATAGATGACTTAGAAGTTCCTTCTATGGATAAAGAAAGAGCAGATTTATTCTCAACTCCTTGGATAGACAAAATTCCTATAATTAGGAACTTTGGAAGAGCACATACACAGGTATTAAATGAGGTAAGAGTAAGAGCAGCAAAAAATTTACTACAAAATGAAAATTTAAATAATTTAGGTAGGCATAGTCCTGAAGTTTTAGAGGCTGCGAGTGATTGGGTGAATATTGCAACAGGCGAAGGTCCTAAACTTTTAGACTTTTTTGTAAGGTTTACAGGAAAAAAAACATTAAATAATCGTGAATATAACATCATACAAAACGCACTTCAAAAAGTTCTAGGTGTAATTTATTGGTCGCCTAAATTTTTAACAGCCAGATTATTTTTACCTTTAAAGGTTTTAAATCTTGCAAACCCATTTGTCAAAATCCCATTAAGAAGAAAAATGGCTTTTGATTATATGAAATTTGTAACTACAGGAATCTTTGGTATTTTATTGCCTGCATCTTTTATTCCGGGTGTTGAAGTTGACATAAGAAAAGGGAGAATATCATTTCCTAATGGTTTTAAAATAGGAATATGGGGTGGTCAAGAGCAAGTAGCGAATTTAATTATAGACAACATTCTTGACTATGAAAAAACCTCTACAGGAACAGATTATAGAGTTGAAGGAAAAAATTGGCTTCAAAGATTTTATACAAGAGCAAAAAGATTTAACAGAGGAAAATTTCACCCTGCTACAGGTGAATTACTTGACCACCTTACAGGAACAGACTTTTTTGGAGACGACTTGGACTATGATAAATACGAACCGGGAAGTCTGACCAGATTTAATAGCAAAAATCCAGTCGTGGAGGCTATGATGCCAATGACTATTGCAGAAGCAATGGAGGCTTATGAAAATTCTGAAGGAGATTGGGGAACTACAATAGCAACAGCAGGAGCAGGTTTTATTGGTGCTACTGTAAACAATTATAAAACTAAACAAGATGCTGCTAGGGCTATGTATAACTTACCATACGTTGAATTAGAACCACACGAACAAGATTTTGCTGATATGGCTTATTATGGTGATGAAATAGTGCAAAGAAAAATACCAAGAAGTTTAGAATTAAAACTAGAAGCCGATGCCCTATTAAAAGAAATTGTAAAATCTAAACTTAATAGAAGCGAAAAGGTAAGTGCTTACTATGATGAAAAATTTAGAATTGCTGAAAGAAAACAAGAAGCATATAGAGATTTTGATTTTGATGACCCATTTTATAAAGACCAGATAAGACACGGTGGAACACCAGAGCAAAGGCAAGCCCTAGAAGAGTATTATAATATTATAAATAACTCAAAAGTAAACGGGGTATTTATGCGAGATTTATATGAAAAAAATCAACAAGCATTTGAAAGAGGACTTTCAAAAGAACAATCTGAATTTATTATCAGAAATACTAATTTTATGGCAGAATCAGTACCTAATAGTTTATTGAAGATATTACCACGAACTGAAAGGAATAGGCTTAATAAATCCAGAATGGCTAGAGAAAGTTTTTCGAGAATGATAACAGAAGATATACAAACACAATACGACAAAAATACTGAAAGACTAAAACAGAAATATGAAGTCGGGTTGCAAACGAATAATGAATAAAGATACAATAATACAAATTAAATATATTAGGAGTTGTAATGGTAACAGATAAACAACCTGAGATTTCAACATCTCCTGAGTCAGATTCAGAAATTTCTGAGCCTGCTGAAGCTACTTCAGAAATTGTAGACAATA